TCGTGGAACTTTAGGCTTTGTAAAAAATCTCGATATACCGCGTAAAAGTTTTAAGGGTGCTAGAAGGAGGGCAAGAGGTCCTAAAAGAGCAAGTGCTATTGCAGTACCAATTCCTAGCACAGCTGCAACTATTGGATGTTCTTTAGTAAAGTTCCATGCCGACTTTACCAATTCCCAGAGTGGTTTTAAAACTTTAAAGGGAGTAAAGAGAAGAGCGAAGGCAGCAAGAATTAATTTCCAGTTTCTGCCTAGAAAACTATCTTTACCCCATTTTAGAAAAGTATCCCATCTGCCTTTTATAGTTTTTCTATATGCCTTTGTATCTCTCGCTCGATTTTCTGCCCAAGCTTCTGATTCCATTCTATCTTCAGCACTTTCTCCTCCCCCTCCAAAGTCTTTTTCAAGAAGTGCTTTGGTATTTTCAGCTATCTGTTTTAGATAATTATCTTCAGGAGTTATCTCGGCCTTCGCTTCCATTCTATCTTCAGCACTATCTCCTTTACGAATTTGCATAGCAGCTGTATCAAGTTCTTTTTGTTTCGGTGCGAATTTATTGGTATGCCAGTCATGCCACTTCATGGTTTTTTCATTATAATAAACTGTTTGTTCTTTTATTGCGTTGAGAGATTGTTCAAGGTGACTTTCACTATGGCGAGCTATTGAAGAGCGGTTTAGTATATCGGCTATTTCTTCAAGAACTTGATAAATTAATCCCTTTTCTCCTAATTTGTGAGTTATAGAAGTAAGATCACTATTTATTAAGGATATACCAGCACGAACACCATGTAAAGTTTTTTCCGTGGCTACTGGTTCTGCTTTCTTTGCAGGATTTGTATCAGGCTGTTTGTGATAGATTGTGTCTGGTGTCCCTAAAAACGACATTTGGTTACCTCTTGTTTTGTTCTTGTTTCATTCGTTCATTTTCTTCCTGTACATACTTAATTAATAAACTTATATAAACTTCCCTTTCCCAAGGAATCATATTGTCTAATTCAGTTAACGAATATTTGTGATGTTGCATCATGTTGAAGTTTGCTGTTATCATGTTCGCTAACGACTCTTGACAAAGGGCTACGCGAAAAAAGAGTTGAGTCCCTCCAATGTTATTTTTTCTTTATAACCACATTCTTTTTTCTTTTCACCCTTAGAAAGTTTACTTTTGTTTTTACAATGTAATTCTATATCATGTTTAAGAGTTGGTGATGTTTCAAAGAATTTTGATAATTTTTGAAACTGACCATCTGTTAATGATTCCAGAAAAGTTAACAGTTCTTGTGTTGTATGGTCTTTAGATGGATATGTTGTTTCTTTATCATAAATATAATCAATACAAGCTATCATAGTGTCAAATAATCCTTCTATTTCTGGTTTATCTTTTATAGTTTTTGTTATTTTTGTTTGCATTGCCATATTAGGATATTTCATTATTACACCTAAATCTTCTGTTAATTTAATATCATTTGTATGGCCATCTTTTTCAATAACTTTAATATCATCAATCGGAATGGTTACTGGTATTTCACTTTCACATTTTGGACATTTATATTGTAGTTCAATTATTTCTCCTTTTGCTTTTGCACGGAGTTGTAAAAATATATATTCCATATCAAATGTTGGTAAATCTTCAGCTTTAATATCACCATAGACACAATTTTCAATTATTGTCTTAGTAGCTAATATAATTTCTTCAGTTTTTTCAGATTCCATAGCCAGTAAAAGTATTTTTTCTTCTTTTACTAGAAAGGGCCTGAACTTAACTTCTTGTTTTGATGATGGTACTGTTAATGTATATTGTGGTACTGCGATTGTTGGTAATCCCATTTCATTTCACTCCTATATAAAATGATATTAATATTATTGTTGTTGCTTGTCAACCATATGTCTGGCTCCACCTTCTCTTGATCTTTTTGCTTTTCTTTCTTGTATATCAGGATCTTCAAGAAAATTATATGCTCCATCAGAGAGCATTCGTTTCCTAAATTCTTCAATTCCTTCATGGGGACGGATTTCTTTATGGTTTGGATAATATAAGTGTTGTTTTTCGTTATAATCTGATTCGGTATTTTCTGTATAATGTGGTTCTACACCCGTTTCCCCTTTTTTTGCAGCTTCTTCTATTTCTTTTTGATTTAACAACTCCAAAAATTTAACAGTAAAATGTCGATATGTTATAGTTGCATTTATAGTCATTACAGCATCATTAGTTCCATAGTCCAGTTGAATAGGATCTATTTGTTTTGGGTATGCATCATGGAGTGTCCACTCCGCAACATTCACACCTCTACGATTTATTGGAGTAATTTTAATTTCACTTTTATATTCATCATAGTATGCCCACCGATTTTCTTCTTTCCTATGAATTGAATTTATCCAATCTTGCCAGAATTTTAGTTCTTTCATTTTGTCATCACAATAAAATCCAAGAATAACATCAGAGTATATTTTTTGATATGCAACACTACGAAATGCTATATCTTTATCAGTCGTAGCTATAGTATTGCCGGGAATTTGTGCTTGGAAACAACTTATGGCAAATCGTTTTATACTTCCAGCTGCTGTTGAACCTATTTCGACATTAAATTTATTAGGCCGCATAAAACCTTTCATTTCGGCCTGAAAATCAAATATAGTTGACATCTTATTCTCCGTTATAAATACTAGTGACTCACTATATTTATACAACTACTATGAATTATAAGAAATCAATTGGCCGTTATAAGGTACATAATAAGGCAAAATATGTAGCTGATTTGCAAGAAGTGATATATAGATCATCATGGGAGCTTAAGTACATGAAGTATCTTGATAGACACCCATCTGTTCTTGAGTGGGCTTCAGAGAATGTTATTATACCCTATTATAACCAGATTGAGAAGAAAACTAGACGATATTTTGTTGATTTTTATGCTAAAGTACAAAATGCAGAGGGAGAGATCAAGAAGTATATCATTGAGGTGAAGCCTTTGAGTCAATGTAAGCCACCAAAGAAACGAAAGAGAATCTCTGTTAAGTATAAAAATGACTTAAAAACATATATACGAAATCAGAGTAAATGGAAGGCAGCACGAAAATGGGCAGAAAAACGTGGCATGGAGTTTGTTATTTTAACTGAAAAAGAGTTAGATATTCCAACTAAATCTTATAAATATAAACAAAATGGCAGAGACAACAAAATCACAAAAACTAAGTAGTTATGAAACGGCAGTAATGGCTAGCCGTGAAGCTTATCGTCAAAGTATTGTACAAAAAAGATATGATAAGTTTTTTCCAGATGAAGAAACAAAAACTGCTGATGAAGTAGTAGGTAAATTGACTAATGGTAAGACACTAGCAATATTAGCAGTTGCACAGAGATATCCGGGTCTTAGAGTCTTTTTCGTTAGAGTTTCACGATTCATATTGCGCAAGGGATTGACAAATATGGATCAGATGGTTAATGATAAAATGTTAGAACAGACTGTTAAAAAGTTTAGTAAAACTGAGGCAACTGTATATGGTAATACTTTAGTAAAACTTGGTTTTCCAAAATTAGCACAGAGCAAAGGTAAAGTAGTTGGTTTTTTGCGTGATACTGTTGAAGTAGGAACTGCTGTTATTAGAAAAAACAAACTTGGCCAAATTAAAATTAGTAACGCAGTAAAAGAAGCATTAGACAAACATATAGATTTTCTTACTGAAGAATCATTTTTTCAAAAGGCCCATAAAATAGCTAAACAGAATAATATTATTAGTAGAAGTGAAGTGGCAAGAAACTGGTATCATAATTATGCAGCTGAGTATGGTGTAAATTTTCGTTCTAGGCAAATGTTGAGGGGTGGTGGTAAAAGAATAAGTGATATAAAGATAGGTCGTATGTATTTTTTTCGTTATCAATCACAAAGTTCTGCAAGTGGTCGTGATATTTTAAAAACTAAAGATGAAATTTATGATGCATTTCCGTTAATATTTTGTTTGGCTGAACATCCAAATCATATTGAGGCATTTAACTTTCATTATATAGAACCAAAATTAAGAGCAAGCCTTCTTGGTAAGATGTTTATGTATTTGAACAATGAAGATTTTAATAATAAGACGAAATTATTTGCTGTTAAGTTCAAGAAAGTAATACAAGAGAATAGATTATTTCGACACGCAAAAGTTTCATTTAAAACATATAAACCCGGAAGGATTCGTTCTAAAATATTAGAAGTGCATCCATTGGATTGGGAGTTAGCTATTATGCTTCCAACTGAAAGATTTATTACACCGGATGGTGCAAGAGTAGCTAGTAAAAGAATATGGTTTCAATCTAAAAAACTATCGAGGACTATTTAAATGGGAAGAACAAATGATGCAGCAACACAAGCATTAACTGATCGTGCTACAAAATCAGGAGATTTCTATGCACCTTCAAAATTTGAGTCTCTAGCGTATCCGGAAGATTTAAGCGCGGGCGGAGGAAGTAATACACCTGATGCCGTTTGTTTTACTATTATGAAAAGAATTGGTATGTCGATAGATGATGTATCAACGGCTGCTGGAACAGCTTTATCTATGATGAGTAAAGCAATTGAGATTGGATTTAGTGATGCTATAGACGAAAAATCTCATAAAGAATTTGATAAAATAATGAACTCTACCAAAACTGAAAAAGAAAAACAAATTGAAATTGAGGCTGCCGGAAAAAAATTGTATGAGAAAAAAGGAGAAAAACTACCAAAAAGTTTTTATGAAACATTGAAAGAAGGTTTGTTTCTTTTTGGAGACAAGGTTGTAGGTGCTCAAAAACGTGTAAAAAAAGCAACTGCCGCAAGAAAAGCATTGAATGTTCGTAGAGGTGGAGAAGATATTCTTGGTAGTATTTATATGAATTTGCCTGCTGGTATTAGATTTAATGATAAAGCAAATTGGGGTGGACAAGAATTAGGTATGATTGGTAACACAGTAAAAAGTGTTATAACAGGTGAGGGTGTGGGGAGTTCAATTGCTGGTGGTGTGGCAGGAGCAAGTGGTACCGTTGCAGCTGCTGGTGTTTCTGGTATCGGAACTCTTGTTGCAAGAATGGGTTTAAAGGGTGGTTTGGTTGGTGCAGCGATTGGTGCTGCCGCAGCTGGTAGTACAATTCAAAGAGGTGGAGAAGCCGCTTTAGGTGTATCAATGAATCCTTACATGGAAATGATGTTCTCTGGTGTTTCTTTTCGTGATTTTCAATTTGATTTTACTATGAGACCTAGAAGTGGGCCAGAATTTCAAACAATAGATAAAATTATAAGTATGTTTCGTGAACATTCAAGACCATCATGGCAGGGTGGTAAGTTAGGTAAGTCGTTTATGAACTATCCAATGGTTTATAGAATTGAATTTTTAACAGCTGAAGGAAAGGGTGATTTGACTACTTATAGACCAAATACAAATATACCACAGTTAAAAACTTGTGTATGTGATAGTGTTACTACAAATTATGCACCACAAAATATGTGGACTGCACATGAAAATGGTGTTCCAGTTGCTATTACATTAGGATTACATTTCCAAGAAACAGAACTTGTCATGGCACAAGATGTTAGAAAGGGAGCTCTGTTAGCATCGGGTCGTAATGAGGGAGGTTATTAATGGCATATTTTAGATATTTTCCAACAATAGGTTATGATATTCGTGGTGAACAAAATCAAGCTCGTTTAGATCACGTTACAAATATTCTTGCTCGTGTTTTGGTTAAGTGTCATGGTTGGTCTGATCCTGATGGTTCTTCACATGAAGCATTACTTGCCACTTGTGAGTATTTGAAACATGATGTAAAAGATTGGGAAAGACCTGATACACTTGCACATAAATATTATGGTGATTCAGAATTGCATTGGATTATATTGTTTGCAAATGGTAATCAAATACAATATCCTTGGTATGATTGGCCACTCACTCAATATGATTTGACGAAATTTGTTACGAAAAAATATGGTGCAGCTAATATTAACGCAATACATCATTACGAAGATTCTGATAATTATCAAGTGGATTCGACAGCACCAATTGCGAATGCTATTACTAATTTTGTGCATGAAGAAAAAGTCAATGATGCCAAAAGAACTATTAGAATTATGCAACCACAGTATGTTGATTTGGTCGTTGATGAGTTTAAGAGGTTAATGGCACAACAATAATTAGGATATATTATGGCAAAAAAACAATTAAATGTAACTGATATTACCATAGAGAAGATAGATATTGAATCTTCATTTGGAAAATATGATCTAGTTCCTCACTTAGAGGAGTTGAACATATACGAAGATATTTTTTCCAATCATATGACGGGTCATATTACATTACAAGATGCTTATAATATTCCATACAAGCTTCCTATTCTTGGTGAAGAAACAATTGATTGTGCAATACGTTTGGAAGGTGATGATGGTAAGCATATCATAGATCCTCCGTTACTTCATGTCCACGAACTATCCGATCGTTTCCTAAAAAATAACCAATCCCAAAGATTTTCTCTTGATCTTGTATCAGAACAATATATGAGTAATCAACATGCTCGTGTGAGTAAATCATATAGTGGTGGTGATTGGACAGCAGATGAAATTGTTAGTGATATATGGAGTAATTATCTGGATGATGGCCATGGTGAATTACACACCGAGGATGCAAAACCAATAAACTGTATTATTCCAAATTGGCGACCCCATGATGCTTTTAATTGGTTATGTGAAAGATCACAACCAGAAGATAACGATTATGCTACTAATTATCTTTATTATGAAACAATGGATGGTACACATTTTACGAGTTTAAATCGTCTTATAGAAGAACAGATTGGCCAAGAAGCAGATCGTTTAATCTTTGCCAAAGAACATATGGTTGAAGATCCTTTTAAGATAGGATCGTTGGCTACTGGATTTATCAAAGTTGATAGTATAACATATCTAAATCAATTTCAGAAAGTGAAAAATATCAATGAAGGGTTATATGCATCAAAGTTGATTACACATGATATAGTAAGAAAAAAGATTGCACAATATAATTATGATGGATTTACTGAATGGATGTGGATTAATCATACTGCACCTTTTCCACCTCTATCTAATTCAGATACAGAGTTTCAAACAGGCAATACATTCAGAACTTCATATGCACCAGATGAGTCTAGTGGTGTCATAGAGGGTAGACGATTGAGTGATTATACAGATAGTGCTGTTTCATTTTATCCAAAACACAATCAGATGTATTCTGTTAACGCACAACATAAACACGATAATAAAGTAGAAGAATGGAAATTAAGACGAGCTGGTAATATTGCGTTGTTTGATGGTATCACTATGCAAGTTCAATGTGCTGGTCTATCATTTATTCGTGTGGGTTTGTTAGTTACGCTTAATGTTGCATCACCAGAAACAACAAGTCATGGTAAACATGATATTGCATTTGATAAGTTTTTGTCTGGTACATATATGATTACAGCTATTCGTCATATATTTTCAAATGACATGGGTGAAACTGGATATAAGATGATGATAGAAATGACTAAAGATGGTTTAAATGATGTTGCAACTAGTCGAATACCAAGAAAATTGGGGAATAAATAATGTACGGTGAATTTACATGGTGGACAGGAGTAGTTGAAGATAGAGTAGACCCATTAAAGTTGGGTCGTTGTCGTGTTCGTATTCTTGGTTATCATTCAGATAAAAAAGACAATGACCATATACCAACTAACACGTTACCTTGGGCAACTCCAAGTCAACCAATAACATCTGCAGCTATGAATGGAATTGGTACAACACCAACTGGCCCTGTTGAGGGTACTTGGGTCTTTGGTTTTTTTCGTGATGGTAAAAATGCACAAGACCCTGTAATGATTGGAACATTTGGTGGTATACCAGAAGCAGGACCAGATCCTACACTTGGTTTTAATGATCCAAAGGGTATATATCCACAATCATTATATTTGAATGAACCAGACACTAATCGTCTTGCTCGTGGTAGTGGATTGCTTCCGATTGGTACGAAGAACGGTGAAAATTCACCATCACTTCAACATAAGAGAACAACCAGACAAAAAGATGTTCCAGTTGCTGTTGCAGGAGATATGAGTACGGCATCTGGTGGTGATACAATTGCCAATACATCTAATACTGGATTGTATGCAGCTGCAGATTGGCATGAACCAAATCCTCGATATGGTGGAGCAACTGATAATGATACATCTTATTTGGGTTCTGTTATTCTTTCATCTCTTTATCCATTTAACCATGTTAGACAATCTGAGTCTGGTCATGTTGAGGAATGGGATGATACACCAAGTGCAGAACGATTACATAGATACCATAAGAAAGGAACATTTGAAGAAATACAACCAGATGGCACGAAAATTACCAAAGTTGTTGGTGATGAATACGAGATAACACTTGGACTCAAAGATGTTCTGATACAAGGCAAGTGTAATGTTACTATTAAAGGTGATTGTCGTATGTTGTATCAGGGAGATTTAGTACAAGAAGTTTATGGAGATTACCATTTGAATGTGCATGGTGATAAGAGAAGTAAAGTACTTGGTAATGAAGTCACAGAAGTAAGAACAGATCGTAAGTCTGTTATTAATGGTGAAGATGATTTATTCGTTGGTAAAAATCAGATTATCAACATAGGTGCAAATCTCAATCAAAGTATTGGTGGTACTATGGATGAACTTGTTGGTATTAACGTATCGTGTATATATGGGGGTAGTTATGCTCTTGCTACTACATTAGGGATTAATCTTTTAAGTTCTACAAGTATTGATATTGCTAGTGTTCTTGGTATGAATGTGGGTGCAGGCACCACATTGGATATATTCAGTCAAGGACCTATGGAAGTAATGACCAATTCAACATACACAAATACTGTTGCAGGAGCAGTAATACATAGTGTTGGTGGTATATATACTATAACTGCTGGTGGTATTTACAAAGTTACAGCACCATTGATTCTATTGAACTAAGGAGAATATAATATGCCAATTACATTTACAGCAGGACTTACACCAACATTCCCACCAAATTATTTTGATTCTGAAGTAACTCATGTGAAACAGTTAGCTATAGAGTTATTTGCTGGAGACGCATACAAGAATCCACTTGCAAGTGTATTGACTACAATGCTGGCTCGTGTAGATGTTGTTAAATCATTATTAGAAACAGATAAAGCAGTCGCAGTATCAGAAGCTGCAACAATGAATGGTTATGTGACTGGAACATTACCATCAGGATTTTCTAGTGCTGGATATACTGATTCAGATATGACAAATATTGCCAACGCAGCTACTGCATTTGCGGGAAATGCACTTCATACCCAGATAATTACATTCAAGAACTATTTTACAGTTGCCGATGTCGATAATTTTAAACTGCATAATGAGTTGTTGTGTGGTCTTGATGCTGAACCACCTTCTGCAATAAATAAACCAACTTTAGCTGTACTTATGGGATTGGCTCGTGGTTTAATAGAATTAGAGAATAGACATGGTATAACATTTACTAACTATCTCCCAGAATTCTTTGGTACATTATTCACAGCAGATACTACGATTGCAGCTGCACAAACTCATCTGAATACGAATCCATTACCAACAACATATGATAGTTTAAACATATTGACTACTGTTAATGGGAGTATGTCTGGTACTACACCAACAGCATTGATTAATTCTATTAATGCATTGGGTAGTCCAATGACTTCTTATGGATTAACATTAATCAATACTCATCTGGCAGCTTTTACTGCACATATTACGGCAGATATGGCAGCATATAATGCTGCACTTGCAAAAATTCAAGCATATATTCAAGCTTTTCAAGTCTCTGGATATATACAAGATCCTTTTTACAGATTCATGTATACAGACGTATTTGGACATGATGATATTCAAACAATAATAACGCAATTTACAAATGGAGATATAACATAATGTCAACTGCACGACCAGCAACTAGAATTGGAGATATTGATTTAGTTCATTGTAATTGGCCATGGCGAATGACCGGCTCACCAAATGTCCTTGTGAATGGCCGTCCGTGGTCATGTCAGCTCGATTTCAATGCCCCACATGCGGCACCTGCTGCGCCAAAATGTTATGTTCATCTTAGACCAATAACACTTGGTTCAATAACTGTTAGAATTAATGGTAGGGGTGCAGGAAGAATTGCAGATGATATAATAGGTTGTACATGGACAATGACGGGTTCACACAACGTAATGGCTGGAGGATAATTAAATGGCAACTTGTGGAATAAATGTAAGTATGAATGGCTTGCAAGGAGTTGTAACCACACAGATTTCTAGTTTTCTCAATCTTAGTGGGACACTTGGATGTCCTCTTGGTATTACTGCTTTGCAAGGATTATTACCAGCTGGAATGTTGGCGGTAAAATCAAAACTTATAGATATGCTACCAGAGATTCCTTTAGCTACATCTGCTTTCTCATCTCTAAGAGATGATCTACAATCTGTT